TTTACATTGGAAAATCTGATGGGTTATGCAGGCGTGAGCCAGTAACTCAGCAGATTTTACATTGGAAAATCTGATGGGTTATGCAGGCGTGAGCCAGTAACTCAGCAGATTTTACATTGGAAAATCTAATGGGTTATGCAGGCGTAAGCCAAGAATAAATAAAGTCATTTTTGTTTTATTTCTTTTTTTGAATCTTTTTGTAGTTTTTTCAAATCTCCAAAATGTGCATCTATTTTATATTGTGTTTTGAAGCCTAGTTCTGGGTGATAGACTGGTTTATCAGTCTCATCAATGACATTATCCAACAATTCAATTTTTGAACTATAGTTAGCATCTCTCCACATTTGAATTGTCATGAACTTTCTGAACATTGTGTCTTTTTGTGATTGATCAATGGCAATACTTTTTAGATAATTTGATTTGTTCATATCTAGATTCTGTCTTAGTTCTTGTTGTAAAGTTTCCATGCGTGTTTTTAAAAGAGCTAATTCAGCAATATCTTCTTTTTTTGTTAGATTTATAGTTGGTGAATTGACATTTACATCATACATATTTTGTCTGTATGTTTCTGCAATTTTTTTGGTAGTTGCATCATCATTGTTACCAAAGTAAAACTTTTTAGAAAACCGTGTACCTTCAATTTTACCACTCACCTCATAGCATCTTAATTTTTTTGAAGCATTATCAAAAAATCTAACACCAGCAATATCATCCGTAGGCATATGTCTATTTCTATTGTTTTCACTCAAATCAACATATCTTAAATTAATTAGACGATTGTCAAGAGTGTTGCCATTTATATGATCCACAATATCGAACGGACAAATAAGACTGTGAAATCCAATATTTTTTCGATCGACCAGGGCATAACTATAATAGTGTGGATTTTTTGTGGTTGATGATCTTGAAACGAATAGCGGAACTTGTTGAATCAGTGGTATAAATATTCTATCTGTTATTTGTGTGCATTTCTTTGTTAGCTTCACTTCAATATATTCATTATCCAATATTTTGATCATATTTTTTGTCATTCCAAGCATATATGATGTTTTGTATTGCCATCTTTTTGCTTCTGTAAATGCTTCTTCATCACTTTTATATTTAGCAATGTCAAATGTTTTTGTATGTTTTTTCCCATCCTCATCAGATACTGTGGCAGTATAAATGTGTGCTCCAGTTCTTTTGAATACAGTGCCTGCCGGTTTGCCCAAAATCCATACATTCAAAGGAAAATCTCTTGGATTGGTATGAAACATATCATATTGATCAATTTCAAAATATTTATCTTTAGCAATTAGTTTTTCGGCCTTTGGTTTATCTGCTGTAGTAATAGTCCCAACTTCTTGCAAATTTTTCAGCCTCAAATTTAGTGTATTGCCATCAATATATGTGACTGCTTTGAAATCGGTTATTAATTGGGCAAATGTGAATGATTTCTTTTTCTCTCTACACATGACATAATATTTTGTATTATCTTTATTCTTTTTTTCTTTTGTTGAAATATTATATCTGTTAACAATGGGCAAATGTTTAGCATCTGTAAAAATAGTTTGATCAGGATCATTCACTAATTTTACTTCAATTGTGTCTTTATCTACATATCTATACTTGTTTAATGTTAGATCAAACTCATCAGACATTTGTTGCTGCCACTGTTCTGCTGCTTTGTATTGTGCATCCTTGGTACTCTCTGTAAATGGAAAATATTTGCTTGCTGTTTTTCCTGTTCCCTTTCTATCAATCACTCTGACCATCCAGGTGTTTCCAGTTTTAGTCATGTGGGTACCAATGTATCCACAACATTTTCCGCCTTGCCATTCAGTTGGGTAATGTATCATGTTTTAATAAATAAATATATTATGGTTTATGATTAAGCCTTTTTACATTCAATTTTATGTGAATATGTAAAAAGTTTATCCACGAAGACGAAGGACAAGGTGAATAGTGCTATCCTTGGCAATATTATAATCAGTCAGCGTCTTGTCATCCTCGAGCTGCTTGCCACCGAAAATAAGACGCTGTTGATCAGGTGGAACACCCTCCTTCTCCTGAATCTTTTGCTTCAGGTTTTGCACACTATCAGATGGTTCAACCTCGAGGGTAACAGTCTTGCCGGTAAGAGTCTTGATAAAGATTTGCATAATGGGGTTTGTGGTAATTATTGATATATAGTTTAGGTTGCATGGGGTTATTTATTCAATTTTTATTTTATAGGAACGCAGTGACAATAAAATAAAAATTGCTGATGATGACAAATAAGACAGAAGATGCCCATTTTTATTTTATTGGTTTCATATGATGCCATCTCTTGGTCCATATACGTGCACTGATCACATGAACACCAAAATAAGCAATAAAAATGAATCATATAAAACAATAATAGGAACTAATGCATTTTCATATAAATCATTTTATCACCTATTTTAATAGTTTGTGTGATTACATCTCTTGGACCATATGTGATAAAAATAGTTGTAATATAAATCATTTCATCATTATGATAGCCATTTGTTGATTTCATCATCTGCAATATCTATGGCTTTCAATTTATCGATACATAGCTTTTTCAGTTCATCATCCATCTCTCTGCCATCCAAGGTAGACAAAATAATAGCACTAATCCGTTCACTATCTGAAATACCAATTGTAATATCATCATAAAATCCCACTAAACAATTCACTAATCTAGTCAGTCTACCTGTGAAACATTTACATTCACTTTCTTTTAGTTCATCATCTAATCTAGATATTATATCCATTTTGTTAGGATGACTCATAATACGACCAAAGACTTTAACAAAGACATCATAAAAAGAGATTAGTAAAGTGGAATGAACATATGTATCATCTAAATATGTCAAGAGATCAGACAAACAAGGGATATCCCACGTTAAACATTCTTTGATAATATCATCTTTAGAACAATCAAATGGATCTTTAAAGAGAGTATTAATCGATTGTTTTGTAGATGTTTGAATACTAGATGCATGAATGTTTTGACTATCTGTGAATATATCATGATTGTCGTAATTTTGCATTCTTTCTATGAATCTTTGGAATCTTATGTCTACTGTGATTTCATTTCCTGTGTAATGCAATGTGTGCATATATCTGCAATTTAAAATAGATGATGGTAAAATAGTCAGTTTATTGTCTGATAGGTGTAATGATTGTAATTCAACCAATGATACAAATATGTCATCAGATAAAGTTATTATGCGATTATTTGCAATGGACAGTACCATTAGATTTCCCAGTGATGCAAATATATTTTCCGGTAAAAATGTCAACTCATTTTGAGCCAAAAATAATATTTCTAATTTGGTTAATGATGAAAATAGGTAATCTGGTAAAACATTTAATTTATTACCACACAGGGACAAAGTCTGTAACTTAGTCAATGAAGTGAATATATTATCTGGCAAAAAAGTTAAACTGTTATACAATATGTATAGGTGTTGTAAATGTACCAATGGTGCAAATATGTTTTCTGGTAAACTGGTTAGTTTATTGCCACTTATGTTCAATGTGTACAAATTGGTGAATGGTCTAAATATGTCTTCTGGTAAAATAGTCAAATCATTCTCATTTAGCCACAAATATCTTATTTTAGAAAAATCATCACCTGTAAACATATCATCTGGTAAAAGTGATAAGTGCAGACGCGATAAATTCAAATGTTGAGAACCCCTTGAAATAGAAAATTGTATTCTTTTCTTTGCTTCTTCCATTTAGATTTTATCCTTTTTATTTCTACAATGCATTATGTGAGGTTATGTATTTCAATTTTTTAAAAAGTCATAACATACTATCACAGTAAAATTATGACTAATACTGCCAATATTTTCAAATGATTAAAAATTTGATTTTGTTTTCATTTATCACCCTGTATTTGGTTCTGGGCTATAGTACTTTTGTATGGAAACAGATATTGCTATATATCATTTGCTGCATAACCAGTATTTTGGATCACTAACTGCAAAAATGTTGCATATGCATGAAGCTGAAGCAATAAGTCCAATGTTAGCAAAAATAATGAAATATATTTCAGATGCATTGGAACAAAATTCAATGGTATATGAATCAACCATTACTGATATGAGCAAAATGAATAGATTTAACATTGAAGAAATTTTTGATATTTTCAATGCCAGAACAGTTTTTAATAAATTCATTGTGCTAAATACAATTTCAAAATTAGTAGTAGAAAAACATTTGGAAACAGCATTGATTTCTGATGATATTGTATTTGGTATATTGGATATAATTAGGGTATATCTATTGAATGAAAAATTTATTCTTAATTTTGTTGTTTGTTATAACTACAAAATTATTATTGATCAACCAAAACAAATAAAAAAATCTTCATGGCTCAAACCAGTATTATTATTGATCGGTGTTGGATTAATTGCTGGATGTTCATATGGATATTACAATCACAAAGAAAAAATGTCATCACATCATGTGAAAAGATAATTTTGTTTATTAACTGGTGCTCGCAATGCATACGTACCGATTGACAATATCAATTGTCTCCTGAATTTTTTCTAGATTCTTTATCAATTTATTGCGCTCTTTAGCCACTTCCGGATCTTCCCAAAATAATTCATTGATAGCATCACTACCTCGTCCAATTAATTGTTTAGTCATTGTCATACTAAATTCTCTTTCCAATCTCTTAATGATTCCTGAAACAACTGATTTGATGCACATATCTTGACAACATGTAATAACTGTTGTAAAATATTGTTTTGCCAATTGACGAATTTGTGACACATTATAACAATACATGACAGCATCATCTGGACGATCCCTTAATAATTGTGTGCCTGTGTTCATACTTCTGGCAAAAGTCATTGCAGATGGTTTTTCAGACACAGGTTGTTTTGTCAAATTTTTCACATTTATTAACTCAGTAACCATTTCTTGAAATTTTGCATTTGATGTCCATATAAAATCCTCTTGAATTGTCAAATGCTTTACCATGTCATCATTGACAGAACTTCCATATGACTTTATTAAAGTTACTAAATTTGTAACAATTGTTTCTTTTAGTCTTGGATACAAACTAACATTATCTGCAATTGCAGTCACTAATAGTTCCCTGGCAAGTACTTCAATTAAATCTACCACCCGTTGAATACATGATGAAATATGAGGCAATAATGTCATTACAGGTCTTATTTTTCTATCACCAATGCACCTTTCCAGTAGTTGAATAATGCTGGCCTGTGTGGTCATATGATATCCATCAAAACTATCAATAATAGTCTGAATGTGTGCATCTTCTAATTCTGTTTCTGCAAATGGATTTAACTTGTTTGTATTTTCAATAAAATCTTGGAATATCTTTTTTACTTCATATCCACCATTTGGAACTGTACCCTTTGATTCTAGGGAATTGATGAATGATTGATTGAGTTGATAAATAATTCTTCCTGTATAGCCTATTTTGTTATCAGTATCTTTTATTTCAGTACCCATTTGCTGAACTCTCATTTTTATTTTTTTTTGAACCTCTGTTAAATTATGTCTGACATTTGGAAGATTTTCCTTGATAACATTTACCAAGTATTTTTGAATGTGAGATAATAGATTTCTAACACCATAACGTTTCCCTGAAATAATCTGACTGTGTGTATGAAATAATCTTTCAAACCAAGCATGTTCATCATCAGTCTTATTGTTAACAACAAAATAACCATCATCAAGCATCACTGATTTAGATATTTTGCCAGCTACAATATCATTTAATTTTTGTTGCTTATCCAGCAAATCCGGTTTAGTCAAAATTCCAATTGTTTTGATTGATGGTTGTGTTCTCTGCAATTCTTTGACTAATGCTAAACCAATGTCTGTTTCAAGATCATTTTTAGATTGAACCACAACCATTACAATTGTATTTTGCTTTGATAACTGTGAACCTATCAAATCTTTAATATCATTTACAATTGTTTCAGATTGACCCTTATCTGTGCATGCAATTGTCACAAGCCCAGGCAAATCCACAAATGAGATGTTAGTGACTCTTGGTGAATTAATATCAATAAAAATTGGTGTTTTTGAAATACTAAATTTATTGAGTGTTATCTTGTCTGTTATTGATGCAATATTTGCTTGCATACCATCCATTT